CATCTTCTTGGGAATCATCAACGGTTTGTAAATCGGCTTCTTCCGTCAAGCGTTTTTCTTTGTCATTTTCCAACGCTTGTTCCCTCCTCTTGTGTTTGTTGGTATTTCTCTAAGGTATCTAAGTAGGTGTAATTTAAACTTGCGATTAGTCTATCCCCACCATCTTGTGGTGGTAGTCCTAACTTAGAACGCCCCTCATTGATTGTTAGCAGCGAACCACTAACTTGTTTTAAAATGTTTTGTACTTTGGTATTTGGGTCTGTTTCAAGTAAGCGATCAGCATTGAAACGATATTCTTCTTTCGGGTCATCTTTTAGCTTGTTGTTGATCTCGCTGGTAAAGACATTGAAATAATGAATCAAGGTACTTTGAAAATACATCAGATTGCTTTGTACACTCGATGAATGTTCATTTTCAACGCTTAGGCGCTCTACTGGAACACCAAATACTTTTGCAATCTGCTTACTCGTCCAATCGCTAGAATTGACCAGCTTAAGCACGTCTGTATTAATTTCTAGTGTTTGGTAGTCCATTGTTTCATCAAGTATGATCGTTCGTAGTGCATTATCACCATTGCCCGAACCGTTGGCTTCTTCAAACTTTTCTCGAATCGCTGCTTTTGCTTTTCCGTCCAAATCTGACTTATGAACCTTTAACACACCCGAACCATTTACTCCCTTAGAAAAGAAGTTGTACCAAGTTTTATTACCTGCATTTTGTATCTTCATTTCATCACGTAGCGCATATAAAGGACTTAGACCAGTCAATCCATCTTGCGTAAAATATTTAAAGTGTAGAATGTTTTCGGGACTAAGCTTTCTTTTTTTATCGCCAACCGTATAAGCAAGCGCCCCTGAATCGCTCTGTTTGACCGTTACGGACGAGTTAGGAAGCAAGTGTAATTCTGTTACCTTGTCGCCTTTTCGTATAATCTCGGCAAAGCTATTACCATTTAGCAGCATGTTTATGGCCAATGCATATTTGAAATGCCAACCGTCCATGATACTATTCGGCTTGTCGTTTATCAGTCTTGCAATATCATCAATAGCTTGTGGCACACTGCTTTTTATTGACTGAATCGGACTACTTGCAATATCACTTGCTATGATTGAAACAGCGGTAAATACATCACTGTTGCGAATAGCAGCGGTACTTGTATATCCCTTTCCATAGTCGTCTGATTGTATTGATACAACCGAATCAAGAAAAGGATCACCGCTTGTTGTTGAAATGCTTCTTGATTTAAAAAATGTCATCTATTTGTTTTCACCTCCTTTACTTATCAGCATTGCAATAATAATTAGCACGATTCCCAGCGCTAACATGCCATAAGCAAAATTAGTTAGAATCGTGATTGCTGCAATAATAAGTAGGAAGCCACCTAACAAAAAGATGGTATGAATATTACTAAAAAGAAAAATCATTACTTGCGTAAAATTCATTATCAGCTTTCGCCCCCTCTACTTCTGTGTAATGATCCATAGCGAACACATACGCATTCATAAGCGCTGCTATCGGGTCAATCTTGTTACTGTTTTTTGATTTATTTATTTGAATACCGTTATTATCAACTTTCAAAATAGCGTTGTTGATAGCATGAGTAAGAATTGTATTTTTCGCATGACTGATATTTTGTTCAAAGACTTGCTGCCTGAATGTTCTCGTTGGTACGTTTAAAGTCAAAGTTCCCTGCCTAACTTCTAACATTGGATAACCCGACTTTTCAGCCATTGCAATCAAAGAGTTAGCGTTGTAAGGGTCGTAGCATATCCCTAAGCACTCCAAATCATTGACTTCGATTAAATCCTTAATGAATTGAAAAACCTCATCATAATCAACTATGCCGCTTTCCAAGCTAGTAATGGAACACTCGCCAATTTTTTCGAGTTCTCGGTACGGCAATCCGTCACGCTTTTCTTTATCCTGTAAGCCATATTTAGTGGCAACGAATGAATGAGAATCGCAATACAACTTTCTATTTTCTAGCGGAACAATCCAACTTACGCTGGTTAAATCGTCCGTTTTCGATAAGTCAATGCCAATGTAAACTGGTTGGCCTTTTATATCCTGCGGCTCAACTTCCACTGCTTGCCAATCTTCCATAGCCATATAGCTATCTTCGCTTGCTTGTCGCCACATATTGAAATTTTTAACGAGTACGGAATTAAGATTATTCTGTTTCAAAGCAAGTTGAACATCATCTTGGATTGTTGGCAGCATGACTTTTTTTATTTCTCCACTTTCAAGAATTGGGTTTGCTTTTATCCATTTTTCTTGATCGTGTATTTCTTCTGCGCTATCAAGTTCCCAAATTGCAATGAAATAGCGATCTGCTTCTTCTTCGCCTTTTAGAACCCTATCAAGTAACAAGTATTCTTCATACATTGGTACGTTCAAATCCAAACCAGCCGTACTAATAACTGCTAGTAAGCCATTTTTCTGTTGGGTCATACCTGACTTTATGACGTTGTATGTTTTGCGGCTCTTAGCTTCATGCCATTCGTCAATAATTGCCGTTGTTGGTGCGAATCCGTCTAATGTGCTAGTTTCACTTGCCAATGCCATAGCGAACGAATTAGATGGCTTATGAACAATTTTAGAGTTCATAATTCTTAGCTGCTGCCTGATAAATTTACTTTCTTTTGATACCGCCCGAAGTGAGTTAGAAAGCATATCATAGCCTAGTTTTGCTTGTTTCAATGCATTGGAAACAAATAATACTTGCCTGCTTTCTAATGGCTCACGTTCCATAATCAGCGCATTGGCTGCCATGCCACTCGCTAGGTAAGTCTTACCATTCTTACGTGCTTTACTGATAAACGCCCGATTGAATCGCCTAAAATTACCGTCCTTAGTTCGCCAACCATAAAGGCTGCCAATGATAAACTTTTGAAAGCCTAACATTTCTATTTTCTTACCGTCTGTCGATGGCATTAATTCGATAAATTTGATGGCTTTAACCGCTTGTTTCTCGTCAAACATATAAGGGAAACTATCTGACTTAGAACGCTTTAAATCGCTCATATGGCGCTCACACGCTAACCGAATCTTTTCGGGAGCAACAAGTTCGCCACTTAATACCTTTTGAATGTATTCATTCATCAGACATCAATTCTTCAAAGGGATCTTTCACTTCCTCTTTAGCTTTGTTAAGTGCTAACTTAGATCTAGCTTCCAACGTCATGCCCAAAGAACTTGCAGCCTGTTTTAAATCTTTCATGGCCTGTGATTGAACCCTTACTGCTGGATTGACTGCCTTTTTCCCTGTGTTCTCGTCTATTAGATACGTTCCGCTGCGCCTGATTTCTGATTCTGCGGTCTTAATGCGTGAAAATGCTAGGCAATAACTAACCAACATTCCAAAGTCTGTTTCTGACAAAGGAAAGTCTTTTTTTAATACTGGTACTAATCTATTCCATTCAGTAGTGGCACTCTGTGGCAGCCACGTTGGGGGGTCTGTCACTAATTCCGCTTGTTCAAATAGTTCTCGTTTAGCGTCCTCTCGTTGCGCTTTTTGCTCTCTTGATAGGTGCATATTTACTTCTTCTAATAACTTTACATTCGGCATTGGTCGCCCTCCTTTCACATTTTTTCAGTTGAACGGTTTTTACTTGGTCTTGATGGAATTGTCATCATCAAGGAGCCTATTTTCATAGTGCCGTTCTATTTAGTTTTCAATGAACAAAAAAGGGGGATACAACCTAGCAATAAATGCTGGATCATATCCCCCGTGTTTTCGGTTAAGACAATTATTTTCTTTTTTTGATTTCGGTTTCTAACTTATCAACTCGATAAATTTTACCATTCTGAATTGTGATAGTAATTGTACCGAACTTAGGAACTTCAATCGTTTCTGTATCGCCATTCTCATAGCTTAAAACAACCTTTTCTCCTACAACCATTGTAGCACACTCCTCCCTTTTATGCAAACGTATGTTCCCCTATTTTTGACCTTTACTGACTTTTTAAAAAGGCTTTTTGTGGAAAGATGAGACTGCACCGTTCTTTTTTAATCTGAAAACCCCGCCCCATCAACGTTTAGGGGCTTCATTTCTCGTTTCTTGCGTTCTTTTTCAGTCTTAGTGTTATGGCAAGAATGGCATAAGCTTTGTAAATTGTTCGTATCTAATCGCAAATCCCAATGAAAGCGTATTTCCTGCACATGATCCACAACATTCGCTTGCTTTATTATTCCTCTCTTTAAACAATGCTCACAACATGGATTGTTTAACCTGTATTGATAACTCATATTTTTCCATGCTTTAGAGTTATAGAAACGAATGTATTTACTATCGACTTTCATGCGATCATGATATGTGGTTTTCCCTCTCACTTGTTTGTGCTTGCTGCAATAAGCTTCGCTATATTCTACTAATGTCTTGCACCCTGCATGATTGCACTGTTTCTTTACCATTTTGAGCCTGTTAATTCATCTACTGAATGATACTCAACTTTTGGTTGTTCTCTCTCAGTGAAGTAAACGGTTGTTTCGATATAATCCGTATAGATTTCCTTTACCATTTTATCGTATGCCAATCTGATGAAACCTTTAGAGACTTCAATTTTCTTTACACCAAGCATTCCAACTGAAAAGGTCTTTCTCATATTCCCATCATAATAAATAACTTCATCTACTTTGTTCATGTTATCGCTCTCCATATAAGAATTAACTTTATCTACTTCGTTCATACACAACCTCCTCAATAGCTTCAAATATTTCCATCTCATCGTTCGGTACCATCCCTGAATATGAATTCATAGCAGCATCGTCTACTTCTCCATCCATACGGTTAGCAAGTAAATATAACTCAATCTCATGTTCTTTAACTGTTCGTGATAACTCTACAATTTTATCCAGTAAAACTTCTACGTCTGAAAGGCCTTGACAAAACTTTGTCATTCTTTCTTTGAAGATTCCCTCCCAAATAATATTGTAAACTTCCAGAATAATTATTGTGTCCTTATCTTCCAAAGTATCGTTGTCTAGGATCGTTTGGTATGTTTCTGTTTGCTCAAACTCATCCACTGCTTTAGTTACCATTAGTTTTAAAAGTTGCATTTTTATCTCGTGTTTTCCATTATCACTCATGGTTCATTCTCCTTCTTCTAAAAAGCTTATTTGTCCATTTAGTGGACGAATTTAGTGATCGTACTAATCTGGTTACTAGTTTATAAAAAAATTGGTAACGGCTCTATACCTTGGGAGAGTAAGCACGAAAGCAACTGGTTACTGGTTACTAGTTTTTATACACTACCTACACATTTTATTAATATACTTTTTTTATAAAAGAAGTTGGTAAAAACTAGTAACTTAGTAACCGACACGCTCTACCCCTTGGTGTAATTGACCTAAACACGGTTACCAATTTAATTTAAATCAGTAACTATTGGTAACCGATTGGTAACTATTATTGAACTAATCTTAAATCGTTTCTTACTAATGCCTGGTATGCTTTACCATAGTCAGGATAATTCACATAACTATCCA